TCTAACGCGCTGTGCTAGGGTGCCGCTCATGGCACTCTCCGTACAGGTCAACAAGTACACCGCTCCCGAGGCCGTAGACGGCAAGGGCGTGGGCGTGCAGAGCCTGCCGGTCAATGACGGCGAGACCAACCTACGCCTCGTCCAGCTGGCCCCGCGCATCGCGGCGTACCGTGTGGCGATGCGCTGCGCTCCCTGCGCAGTCGGCGCCCAGGCGCTGCTCGGGCTGGCTACGCAGGCCACGTGGGATGTTTCAGCGGCGCCCGACTCGCCCGCCTCTGAGGCTGCGGCCGAGGTCGTCCGGCGCACGCTCGGCCTCGGTGGGTACGCCTCCCCGGTCATCGAGTGGGATGGGCGCATCCTGAGCCTGCCGTCATGGGAGACGCGCCTGCGTCAGCTCCTCACCGGCGCGCTCTACGGTTTCGCCCTCGCGGAGATGGTGGCGTACCCCTACGAGGGCACCACGTACATAGACCTCGAACCGCGCGACCAATCGAGCGTGCGTCAGTGGGTCTACGAGGGGCGACGCGTCGTCGCTGTCGACCAGTGGCAGCGCGAGCCCTACGGCCTGTCGAGCGTCGGCTCGGTTCGCATCCCCTACGAGCGCCTCGTGCATCTCGTGTGGCCGTCGCTGTCTGAGGGCGTCGAGGGCGTGGGCCTGCTGCGTCAGGTTGAGCCCTTGGCCTCGGACTACCGACGCGCGACCAACCTGCGCAACGTGCTCGTGCAGCGGTACGCGGTGCCGGTCCCTACCGTCACCATCGACGAGGACGCCTTGGCTCGTCAGCGTGGCACGGCTCCATCTCAGCAAGAGTACGAGGCTGCGCGGGACGAGCTGCTGCGCGTCCTGCGTCGGTACACATCGCATGAGGAGTCGGCGCTAGTCCTGCCGTCGTGGGCGTCGCTCTCCTTCGAGGGTGCGTCTGCTGCGTCTGGTAGCGGCCCCTTGTCTGCTGTCGTCAGCGACATCGAGCGCGAGATTCTGCAGGCGTTCTATGTGCAGTTCTTGGCGATGGGTTCCAGCGGTTCGTCAGGCGCCTATGCCACGGCGCAGGTCCACGCGGAGCTCGCGGCGCAGATGGCGGGCGACTTGTGCCAATGGCTGGCCGAGGGTCTGTCGAGCTACGTGCGCGCCATCGTCAATGCGAACATCGGCCCCATCCCGCTCGACGAACTCCCGCGTCTGACGTACTCGGGCATCAGAAGCAGCCTCTGGGTCGAGAAGGTCGGCGACGTTGTGTCGCTCCTCTCCGCTGGCGTCCTGACTCCCACGGCCGAGGACGAGCGGGCTATCCGGTCCGCGCTCGAGCTGCCAGCACCTACGCGCGCGGCCGAGGTGCGGTCTGAGCGTGAGCGCCTCGGGCGCACCGTGCGGCCGACGACTACACCATCTGCACTCCCCGGAGGCATCTGATGCCGCTGCTATCCACTGAGGAACTCACGCCTCCCGAGGCCGTGCAGCGCGCGGCGCTCAAGGGCGTGGCTCTGCACGAGGCGGGCAAGTCTGGCGACGGCATCAAGCCCGAGACCATCCGGCGCGCTAACTCCATGGCCAACGGTGAGCCGCAGTCGGAGCAGTGGGTGACCAGTGAGGCGCCCGCGTGGTTCGCGCGGCACGAGTCGGACTGGGAGGAGGGCGTCGACGACGTCGAGGGCGCAGAGTCTCCCGGCTATGTCGCGTGGCTCCTGTGGGGCGGCGATGCCGGGTCTGAGTGGGTCGAGGAGATGCAGCAACTCTACCTCGTGCGACGCGCGCAGGAGGAAGGCAGCGTGCCTAGCCCCGGCGTTTCGGCGCTCGCAGTCGAGCCCTCGCACCTCGCGTCAATGGCGCAGGCCAAGGGCAAGCGGTACATCGAGGGCGCGCTCGGCACGATGCACGTGGACGGCCCGCTCTACCCCATCGACTACTACTCGATGCGGCTCGACCTGAAGCGCGCGCAGCTGCAGGGCGAGAAGGTCATGGTGATGCACGTCGACAGCCCAGGCGGCTACGTGGCGGGCGTGCGCGAGACCAGGCGCGCTATCGCTCGGGCGCAGGAACAGGGCATCTACGTCATCGCGTACGTCTCGGGCATGGCTGCCAGCGCTGCACTCTGGCTCGCTGCTGCGGCTGATGAGGTCGTGCTCTCGCCTCTCGCTCAGGCGGGCTCGGTTGGCGTCGTGGTGACTCTTGCGCGCGATGGCGAGGAGGGCAGCACGGTCGAGGTTGTCAGTTCGCAGACCCCGCGCAAGCGTGCATCGACGAACGACAGCGACTACATCGCAGCCCTGCAGCGTCGCGTCGACCAGCTCGCGAGCATCATGCTCGGCGAAATCGCGGCCGACCGTGGCGTGGCTGTCGAGTCCCTCGGTGATGGCTCGGTCTACGCGGCCGACGAGGCTGTGGCGCGTGGTCTGGCTGACCGCATCGCGACCAATGCAGACGATTGGATGTTCCTTGGGGGCTCGATGCCCCTCGACTACCAGCGGCGTGTCCGGCCCGTCACGGCTGCCGCGTCTATCTCGGACGGCGACATGGAGGCCCCGATGGGCGATGTGAACGAGACGGCGCAGGCCGTCGACAACGCGGCGCTCGGCGAGGTCGAGCGTCTGCAGGCTGAGCTGCATGCTGCTCGTGAGCAGCTGCAGGCGATTCAGGATGCCGCGCACAAGGCGCAGGACGAACTCCTGCGGCGCGATGCGGTGGCGATGGTCGAGACGCACGTGGTCGGCGGGCGCATCCCGCAGGCCAAGCGCGGTGAGTGGGTGGAGCGTGCGATGCGCATGGGCATCGACGAGGTGGCGGGCATGCTCGCTGACCTGTCGCCCATCGTCGCTGTCGCGGCCCCTGTTGGGCACGGTGGCGCCGCTGCCGATGCCGTGAGCGATGACCCCCGCTCTGCCGAGGTTCGGCGGGCGAATGACATGCTGGCGCGATTCCGCGCTGGCCGAGGAGCGTGACCATGTCGAGCGTCAACGGGCAGTCCGTGACCATCTCCTGCAAGCTGACCGCTGCTGTTACGCGGGGTCGGTTTGTGCGTATCAACGGTGCGAACGGGGGCATCCCCGTCGCCACTCAGTCGACCAATGGCACCACGGCGACGGGACACGCCAACGTCGGCGTTGCCCTGACCACAGGCGTCTCGGGCGACATCATTGACGTGCAGATCGCGGGCCTCTGCAGCTTCGCCACGGCGGCCGCTGCGCTGACGCTCGGCGCGCTGGTGACGACGGACGCCAACGGCAAGGTCGTCGCGGCTGCGTCTGGTGACCGCGCCTTCGCGCGCATCATCTCTGGCAAGGATGGCGATGCCTCAACGGCCGATGGCGAGGAGTGCATTGTGCTCCTCGGCTTCGTGGCTGACGTGGCCTGAGCTTAGGAACCAAGGAAGGACACGAACATGAGCGCATCGAATCTCTCGCAACTCGCCCCGGTTAGCCCGATCCTGTCGGGCGCGGCCATCGGCGCGGCGCAGTCTCTGCAGGGTCTGGTGTTCCCGGCCCTGCCCATCCAGCCGGTCGTCCCCACGGCCAGCAAGGGCACCATCTTCGTCGAGGCCTCGAGCGGCTACATGGGCAGCCCGCAGGTCGTCGCGACGGCTCTCGGCGCGGACTACCCCCGCCGGGCGCTCGGCGCTCCGACGACCGTGCTGTACTCCTGCGAAGAGTACAAGCTGGCGTCCGAGACCATCCCGCAGAAGCTCGCTGACCGCTCGCAGTTCCCCACGCCGCTCACCGAGCGCGAGGCTGCGGCCATCGGTCGCAAGCTGGCCCTCGACATGGAGGCCCGCACGGCGGCTCTCTTCTTCTCGACGGCGAACTGGCCCGACGCCGACCTGACGGCGGTGCCCGGCACTGGCTCGCAGTGGAGCACCATCGTCACGGCGACGCCCATGCAAGACCTCGCGGTGGTCAAGTCGCTCGTGCGTGAGCAGTCCTATGGGCGCGACCCCGACACCGTCATCATGGGTCGTGAGGTCGCTGACTACTTCCAGCGCAGCCTCGCCATCTCGGGCATCCGCGTCGTCACGAGCGGCGCGGCGGCCGCGAGTCGCCAGGTTGCGAATGACCAGTACCTCAAGGACTTGGTCCTCGGTGAGCTCGGGCTCAAGCTGCTCATCGGTGGCGCTCGTCGTCAGGCGTCGGCTGACGGTGGCACGTTCGTCAGTTCGTACCTCTGGGGTAAGTCGCTGTTCATGGGCTCGCTGGAGGGCGCGGACACCGTCGCGAACGCCAGCGGCGACATCATGGCGCGCGCGGTCGCGGCCCTGCTGCTCGTCGAGGACGGCCTGTCGGGTCAGGGCATCAGCATGGACGGCATCGCGCTGCCCATCTCGGTCCGCGAGTACCTGACGGCGCCCCCGCAGGCGGTCGGCTCCATCGTGGCCGGCGAGGTGTACTCGGACGAGGTCGTGCTCGACGCGAACCTCGGCTACCTCGTCACGAACGTGGTCGCCTGATGAGCGCCCGCGTCCGACTCCTGCGACCCATCCCCAAGCTCGGGCACTACAACGCGCCCGTCGAGGTGGACATGACCCGCGAGCAGTGGCTTGCTGCGTCGTCGTTGCTGGGCTCGGACGCGGTGCTCCTCGATTACCGCTCACCTCCCGAGGTCGAGGCGGTTATCGCGGCCATCATGGACGACGTCGCGCCTGTCGATGAAGCGTCCGTCGTCCCCACATCTACGCCCAAGAGCCTCCCGCAGCGTAAGCGGCGCGGCTAAGTGGCAATCCCAGCCGACATCCGTGCGGCTCTGCGTCGTCGAGATGCGGACCTGACGCGACTCGGTGACCGTATCGGCGCGGAGCTGGTCGGCCTGCGTGACACGCTACGTGACCGGCTCCTCGAGCTGGCCACAGAGGCGGGCGGCGGCGATTGGCGTACCGGCCTGCTCGCGGTGCAACTCGACCAGGTCGCAGCGGCGGTGGCCGAGGAGACCGGCGAGATACAGGACCAGTGGCTCGACGGGCTCGACGACATCGAGCGCGCGACCCCTGATTACCTGCGCAGCGTGGGCCTCGACCCTGACAACGTCGTCGACATCGAGGCGCTCACGGCGGTCATCGACGCAGCCCGGCGCGACGCCAACGACGCGTTCCGAGCGGCGAACTTGACGACTGCCACGGACCTTGTCCCGCTCATGCGCGAGGGCTACCGGCTGGAGAGCATCACCGAGCTATCGACGCGCCTAGCCGAGCGGCTGCAGGTCTCTCTCGGGCAGGCGGCGACGGAGGCGCGGACACAGACGGCGGTTTACGCGCGCGCCATCAGCAACGCCTACGCTGACGAGTCCGGCGTGCCGGTTGGCTTCGCGTATGGCGGCCCTGACGATGGCTTGACGCGCCCCTTCTGCGAGGCGTGCGTGGGCTTCTGGTTTTCGCCTGAGTTGGTGCGCGGACTCGACAACGGACAGACCGGCCTGCCTCATCCCTTGGAGAGTGGTGGCG